AACGTAGATGTCGTACAGCTGAGCCTTGCTGACCAGGTCGCCCCACTCAAGCCGATCGCCAGCCACTCGGTGCTCTCTGATCTCGCCAGCCATCAGGCAGTTAAACACCCACCCCTCGACCGAGCTCAGGCTTTCGAGCTTCTGCTCTGTCAAAGCCTCGGTCTGCGGAGCGATGCGGACGTTGATCTTCGACAGGTCGAAGTTCTGCAGGTAGTGCATCAAAGAGTTAGCCCCTCCAGTGTGATACCAGCGGTCGAGCGCAGCAAAGTACTGACTGTCCTGTTTGTGAACCGAGCTAATGTCGAACACAGCGAACCTGCGCTCATCCAGACTGGCCGGGACCACCCAGTCCTCGTTCGAGGTGAACAGTACGCGGGTGAAGTTGGGCGCGGTGTAGGCGTCTACGCCCTTGCGCTCGATCGTGAGTTCTGAGTTGGTCAGCAGATCCTTCAGAGCCCCTTCGTTCGACTTCGCCCCCGCCCAGTAAGCCTCGTCAGCCTGCAGAACTAGGCAGTCCTCGAGGTGGCGGTTGAAATGCCCGGTGACGTGCTCGGCTCGGCTCACGATCTTGTGGTGAGCCTTGACCAGACCGCCCAGCAGCTCGCCGAACTTGGTCTTACCTGTCCCTTTCAAGCCTCGCAGCACAAGGCCCACGCCAATCTTGGTCATAGGCTGCTGGATGATTTGAGCGCACCAGGCGATGATGTAGTTGGCGTGGTCGGCGTTGCCGCTCGCCACAACCTCGGTCACGAAATCAACCCAAGGTCGAACGTCCCCCTCCCTTGGCTCGTAAGTCCAGCCGCGCCACAGGTTGTACTTGGCCAAAACCTCTCCGTCTGGAGCGAACGTGAGACCGGCCGCATAGGTGCGACGTTTATCGCTCTGCAGCCACACATCCACGAGGTTGATCATCTTTGGCTTACGGCTCGACACATCGAGGATCTCGCAGTTCTTGTGTTCTTTCTTGAGATCTTCGATCTTGTAGAGCACGATCGAGCCTGTGTTTATGTCTTCGCGGATAACTCTGGCGGACCCCTCGACCTGAACGAAAGCCCAGTTTTCGAGCATGGCAGGAAGCTTCTCGTCTTTGACTTCCTCGCTCACAACCTCAACGCTCTGACGGCGCAGGTACGCTGCGGTGACAGGAACCTTGCTGTGGCTGTCGAAGCTGTCCCAGCGCTTAGCGCACACACCTTCACTGTATTTGCTGCCGCCGCTCGACCACTCGTCCCAGATCTCGAGACCTTCTTCGCTTCCGTCGAACTGGTGGTGCAGCGCCATGCCGACCTTGACCCAGTCGTCGTGATGCTCGTCAGGGTCGATCGCCTCGAGCCACTTCTCGATCTGTTCACGATCGACATCGAGCTTGGCTCTCAAATTAGACAGGTCGTCTGGGTCTACAGCCCCACTGGCGGCTGTCTGGCCTCCCCGCCTCACAGCCTCCCAGCCGCGTTCCTCAGCCCTCTTCTCGAAGAAAGCAACCAGTGCTCGAGCCTGTTCTTCAGATAGCGTCGGCAGATCCTTGTAAGGAACGTCAGCTATACCTACCCCTCCGACCCAGCTGTATTCTCTGTTTGTGTCCGGGTGGATACCGTAAGCCACGAACTGCTGACCGTTTGCCAGAACCTCAACCGCATGGCGGCTGCCTTCCTCGTCCTCGTACTCTGTCGATCGGATCTTCCCGAAAGGCGTCTCCGCTCGGTAAGGCATAATGCACTTAGGCTTTCGGCCGACCCTGATAGGAGCGTCGCCCACATTATCGCGCATCCAGTGAATGAGCTCGTAGTTCAGCTTCTTGTCGTGGCAGTCGATGTCAACGGCGAGCGTTCGGCGGCACAGCACACCCACGCCCCCGTCGGCGTGACCGTTTCCTAACCACTTGTCCACGTCCTCCGAGGTGGCTTGCAGGTTCTGCCAGTTGGAAAGCGAGGGGGCTTTGCGACCCTTCTTGATTGGCACGATGTCGTAGCCGTTGGCTACAAGCTTATGCCCGTAATCCTTCAACAATGTCCTTCTCCTCAGATCTCAGTGGTGCGAACTAACTTTGGGCAAAGCTCCTTCCAAGTCACAGCGCCCTCAGTGAGCAGCTCGATCTGGCAAGCTCGAGCAGCTGGCACTTCGCCTGCGACAATCCACTTGTTTATTGCTTGACGGGTAACGTCCAGCTTCCCGGCCAATCTATTCCACGAGGAAGAAGCGACTAAGGCGGACACCTGCTCCAGCTTCCTCCTAACTTGTTCACGATCTTCCACTTAAACCTCCTGTTTAAGATTGTTGATAAAACGAGGATTGACAACATACGTCCGATCGACGACATTAGTCAACAACCGATAGTTGTCAAAAGTCAGAGGAGTTGTGGATGGCACACGCAGTGCTCGGAGCCTCAAAGGCTCACAGATGGATCGCCTGCCCAGGTTCGATCCGCATGGAAAAAGACATCCCAGATGAGTACAGCCGGTTTGCTGCCGAAGGCACGGCCTGCCACGACCTGTCTGAGAAGTGTCTGCGCGAGGAGCGCGTAGCTCGAGAGTTCATAGGTAAGACCTTCAGTGACTTCGAGGTCACCGAAGAGATGGCCGAGGCCGTCCAGTACTACGTCGACTTTGTCAACATGCAGAAGGGCGAGAAGTTCTTCGAGCAGCGTGTAAGCTATGAGCACATCGCGCCCCGCGGTTTCGGGACAGCAGATTGCCTCGTGTTCAACAAGGACCACGTCCATGTGATCGACGCGAAGTTCGGGTCTGGCGTTAAGGTGTACGCCGACAAGAATGAGCAGCTGATGCTGTACGCGATCGGGGCTGTCAAAGACCTTGGCGAAGACCGCAAGGTCAAGAAGGTGACGCTCAACATCGTTCAGCCTCGCCTCGACCACATTAGCCAGTGTGACATGACGGTCAAAGAACTGCTCGAGTGGGCTCTTGAAGTTGCCAAGCCTGCTGCCTCTCTTGCCATGTCGGAAGACGCACCGCTGAACCCCGGCGACAAGCAGTGCCGGTGGTGCAGAGCCAAGGCTACCTGCGGCGCACTTGCCCGTGAGAACTTCGAGTTGGCCTTCGGTGCGTTCGACAATCTGGAAGAGGTCGACCAGCCCAGAGACCACCACACTCTCACAGCCGACCAGCTGGCAGTCGTTGTCGGCAAGCTCGACCAGATAAGCAGCTGGGCTGACGCAGTAAAGAAACACGCCACGGACCTACTGGCTGCTGGGGGCGTCATCCCCGGCTGGAAGGTAGTGGAGGGGCGGTCAATCCGCCGCTGGTCTGACGAGAAGGCGGCCGAAGATCGCCTAACAGAATTGCTTGGTGCCGACGCTTTCGTGTCCAAGCTCAAGTCTCCCGCACAGGCCGAGAAAGCTCTGGGTCGTGAGGCGAGCGGTGGGATCTTCGATCTCATCGAAAAACCGGACGGGAAGCCGTCGCTTGCTCCAGAGAACGACAAGCGCCCGGCCTTGAAGTCCTATTTCAACAAAGAAAGTGACTAAAATGAGTGAAGTGATCACAGTGAAGAATGTTCGTCTGTCTTTTGCCCAGATCTTTACGCCGAAGGCGTATATGGAGGGGCAGAAGGCGAAGTACAGCTGCAACCTGCTGCTGGACAAGGACACCCACGGCGACCAGATCGCCAAGCTAAAGAAGGCGGTTAAGGCCAAGGCCGACGAGGCTTTCAACGGCAAGCCGCCAAAGGGTCTCAAGACCTGCTTGGGTGACGGTGAAGAGAAAGCTTACGACGGCTATGACAACGCGGTCTTCATCAGCTGCTCGACCCTCAAGCGACCGCAGGTACTCGATCGGGACAAGACCCCGCTCGTGGAAGAGGACGGCCGTCCGTACTCAGGCTGCTACGTCAACGCGGCAATCAGCTTCTGGGCTCAGGACAACCAGTTCGGTAAGCGGATTAACTGCAACCTTATTGGCCTGCAGTTCGTGAAGGACGGAGATAGCTTCGGCTCTGGCGCACCGAGCGTCGACAAGCTGTTCGACGACATTAGCGACGAGCAGGACGCCGACGCCGCCGACGACGATTTTCTCTAAGTAGGGGGTGGGGGTCATAGCGCCCCCACTTTTTTTGTATGCGGATTTCTATCGACTTCGAGACTTACAGCGAGTGTGACATCCGATCGGCAGGAGCTTACGCCTACGCAGAGCATCCGACTACGGAGGCACTGTGTTTGGCTTGGGCAGTCAACGACGAAGACCCTGAGTTGTGGACCCCTGAGATGCCTGCGCCGAAACGCTTGTTCGATCTGATTGCTGACGGAGCGGAGATCTGGGCGTGGAACTCATTCTTTGAAATGGCGGTCTGGATCCGCTGCCTGAAATGGCCAGCAACCAAGCTCAGCCAGTGGAACGACACCGCAGCCCTCGCCTGCGCCCAAGCATATCCTCGAGCATTGGGATCTTGCGGGGCCGCACTGGGTTTGAGCGAGGATCAGGCAAAGAGCAAGCGGGGCAAGCTCCTTATTCAAAGGCTCTGCAAGCCTTACCGCAGCAAGCGGAACAGAGACCCTGAGCTTCTACAGGAGCTTTACGACTACTGCCTGCAGGACGTTAGAACCGAGCGGACTATCCGCCAGAGACTGCGCCCCTTAAACGATTTTGAGCAGAAGATGTTTGAGATCGACCAGAGGATTAACTGGCGCGGCGTCCGTCTGGACAAAGCCAGCATCCACCACGCTCTGGCAATCATCGAGCAGGTAGAGCGCGAGAGCAACGAGAGAGTGAAGCAGATAACTAAGGGCGACCTGGCCAGTACCGCTAGTCGAGCCAAAAGCCTGAAGTGGATAGAAGCTCGGGGGTATCAGATGGACAGCTACGACAAGGCGGCTGTCGAGAAGGCTTTGTCGGACAGCAGCTGCCCTTCAATCGTCAAAGAGTTTCTTGAGATCCGTCAGGCTCTGTCGAAGTCCAGCACTAAGAAGTATCAGGCCATGTTGTCCTGCCTCGGCAGAGACGAGAGAGCTCATGGCGTTCTTATTTACCACGGGGCCGCCACTGGAAGGTGGGCAGGTAAACACTTCCAACCTCAAAACCTCCCACGGCCAACCGTAGACCCGCTGCCGGTCATAAAAGCTATGCCTCAGCGAGATCCGAAAGCTCTGGGCCACGAACCCATGGAGGCTTTGTCGAGCTGTCTGCGCGGCATGCTCATTCCCAGCGCAGGCCACCGGCTGATCGCTGGGGACTTTGCCTCGATCGAGGCTAGGGTTCTAGCATGGATGGCTGGAGAACAGGCAGCGCTCGATGCCTTTGTGCAGGGTCTCGACATATACAAGTCGACAGCCAGTCGCATGTACGGGGTCAATTACGATCGCGTGAACTCAGAGCAGCGCTTCTTGGGCAAGGTGGCAACACTAGCTCTTGGCTATCAGGGCGGTGTTAAAGCTTTCCAGAAGATGGCACAGGCTTACGGAAGTGAGGTGAGCGAGGAGGAGGCACTGCAGATCCGAGACGACTGGCGAGAAGCTAACGCCAACGTAGTGTCTCTCTGGTGGAACTGCCAGAAGGCCGCTGTCAGAGCGGTTCACTACAAGACAGAGCAGGACGTTCGCTGCGGATCTTTCCGCATCGAGGGGGAAGACCTTGTCTTTGAGCTTCCCAGCGGACGACTGATTTCGTTCCCCCAAGCCCAGATAGGCAATGACGACTTTGGAAGACAGTCGCTGACTTGTCGAGGAATGAACAACCACACCCACCGGTGGGGAGATGTGTATCTTTACGGCGGCTCGATCGTGCAGTCGATCACGCAGGCCATAGCTCGGGATCTCTTAGCCGAAGCGGTTGTGCGTTTGGAAGAGAACGGCTACCGAGTAGTTCTCACAGTTCACGACGAGGTGGTGTGCGACGTACCGACGATAAGAGGCAGCCTCGAAGAGTTCGAGAAACTGCTGTGCGAGAGACCAGCGTGGGCCAGGGGGCTCCCGATCGAGGCCGAGGCGTACGAGGCCGAAAGATACCGAAAGTAAGAGAGGCGACCATTGAGAAAAAGGTCACCGACTTCGCCAAGTCTAAAGGCTGGATATCTTTCAAGTGGGTCAGCCCAAGCCAGAAGGGCGTACCAGATCGCATTTACTTCCGCCGGGGGGAGATCATGCTGGTCGAGTTTAAAGCACCCGGAAAGCACCCCACAAAGCTGCAAAACCACATACACAAAAAGCTTAAAGATGTTGGCTTCGAAGTTCACGTCATTGACGACATCGATCGAGGGAAGGAGCTGCTGTGTTAACTAGGGACAACCTGCACGAGTACCAGCGCAGAGCAGTTGAGTTTATCAAGGACAACCCTTCAGCCGCCCTGTGGATTGACATGGGACTGGGCAAGACAGTCTCAACCCTCACAGCCTTACAGGATCTTCTGACCGCAGGCGACATACGCAAAGCCCTTGTCATAGCACCTCTACGCGTGGCTCAGCACACATGGCCGACAGAGATTAGCCTGTGGGACCATCTCAAAGATCTCAGCTTCACTGTCCTTTCAGGGCTGCCAGCTTCCAGACGAGCTGCAGCTCTCAGCGAGAACACCCAGATCCACATTATCAACCGTGAGAACGTGCAGTGGATCTGCGACGAGCTCGGCCAGGACTGGCCTTATGACTGCGTAGTGATAGACGAGAGCAGCTCGTTCAAGAACCACGGGGCAAAACGCTGGAAGTCCATGCGCCGGATCCTCGGCCACGTCGACCGCATGGTTCAGCTCACGGGGACACCGGCCCCCAACAGCCTGCTGGAGTTGTGGCCGCAGATATATCTGCTCGACAAAGGTAAACGGCTAGGCAACACGCGATCGAAGTTCCTCGAAAGCTACTGCCACCAAGTTGGAAACCCTCAGTGGAGGCAGTATGAGGTCAAGCCTCACCGGGTTGAGGCACTGTACAAGGCAGTGGCGGACGTGGTTCTGCGGATGTCAGCGGAGGACTACATCGACCTGCCGGAACGAGTAGACAGCGTGATCGAAGTAAGCATGCCAGCCGGTGCGCTTCGAGCTTATGAGGAGATGAAACATCACTTCATAATCGAATGGGACGACGGATTAGTGACTGCGGCCAACGCAGCGGCCAAGGTGAACAAGCTTCTGCAGATATGCAATGGCGCAGTGTACGACGAAGACGACAGCTACCGCGTGGTTCACGACGCCAAGTTAGATGCTCTGCGGGAGATCATCGACACGGCAGGCGAACCTGTCCTAGTAGCGTATAACTTTCGATCGGATCTCGAGCGCATACAGAAGGCGCTGCCCAACGCCGTGGTTCTGGATAAAAACCCAAAGACGA